GATGTGGGACGGCACCGCGCTGGCCACGTCGAACACCGCTTCGATCACCAGCGCCTACGTCGTCAGCTACAAAATGATCGTGGACCTCATCGCCTACGCGAAGGAGAACTACGTCAAGCCGCTGATGTCCGAGGGCAAGGAGTACTACGTGCTCTTCGTCCAGCCGGGCACCCTGGCGCAGCTGAAGAAGGATCCGGACTACCAGCGTGCAGTGGTGGGCGTGGCAACCAAGTCGGGCCTCGACAGCCCGTGGTTCACCGGCGCGACGATCACCGTCGACGGTGCCGTGATCCACGAGCACCGCCTGGTCTACAACACCAAGGGCGCGGCCACGGGCTCGAAGTGGGGCGCTGCGGGCGCGGTGAACGGCACCCGCACGCTGCTGTGCGGCGCACAAGCGCTGGGCATGGCCGACATCGGCGTGCCGGAATGGGACGAGAAGTCCTTCCAGTACGGCAGCCAGCAGGGCATCAACGTCGACAAGATGTTCGGCCTGCTCAAGCCGAAGTTCTATTCGATCTACGCCAAGACGGTCGAAGACTTCGGCATCGTGACCGTCGACCACTACCTGCAATAAGCAGGCGAGGGCGGAGCCGCGGCTCCGCCCTCTGCACCTCCACACCCTCCGCACACCCTGTCACTGAAAGGACAGAATCATGTCGCTCCAACGCAAGTCCGATCGCCAGCCGCGCCTGGTGGCGATCCTCGACATCGGCTTTGCCGATCCCACCGCCTACGGCACCGCCGAGAACGCGGTCAGCCTCCCGGGCAACGCCATCGTGGTGGGCGGCGCGCTCACCGTCCTGACGCCCTGGAACTCGGCCACGACCGCCACCTTGTCGCTGGGCGATGCCGCAGTCGCCACCCGCTACGCCAATGCCGTCGACCTGAAGACGGCCGCGCGCACGGCGCTCACCCTCACGGGCTACAAGCACACGGTCGGCGAATGGCTCAAGGCCCTCATCGCTCAGACCGGTGCCGCGGCCACTGCCGGTGCCGCGCGTCTCGAGGTCGAGTACGTCGTATCCGGCCGCGGCCTGTCGAACCAAGGCTGAGCCACCGCTTTCTCCTGGTGAAGTGGATTGGGCCCGCAAGGGCTCTTCAACCCCCGGCGGCTTGATCCCCGCCGGGTTTTTTGCACAAAGGAAAACTGACCATGAAGCTCTATGCACCCACAGAAGAGGCCGTCTCGATCGGCCTCACCAGCGGCCACATGCTCGTCATCGAGCGCGCCGGCACCGAGGTTCCCCCGATGTTCCGCCGCGAAGCCATCGCCCGCGGCTGCCTGTCGTCGCCCGATGAGGTGGTCGATCCCGAGGTCGATGTGAACTTCGACCGCAAGAAGGTGATCGCCGACGCCATCCGCGCGATGCTCGACGGCGACAACGAAGGCGACTTCAAAAACGACGGCACGCCGAACCTGAACGCGCTGCAGAAGCGTGTCGGCTTCGCGGTCCAGCGCGAGGAAGCCGACGCGATCTTCACCGAGGTCAGCAAGGAAGGCGCAGGCGACTGATGAACGTCGAGCAGTTCATCGCCAGGTTCCGTCTGGTCCTCGACGACAAGGCCAACGCGGTCGGCGGGGGCAGCGAGGACACGCTGTGGTCGGACGAAGAGATCGTCGACTATCTGACGGAGGCGGTGAACGAGGTGGCCGAGCGTGCGCTGCTGATCGAGGATCACACCACGCCGGCCGTCTGCAACATCACTCTGCTGGCCGGCGTTGGCGAGTACGAGCTGCACCCCTCGGTGATCCGCATCAAGCGCCTGGCCTGGAACGGCCGACCGCTCGTCGTGACCAGCACCGAAGAGCTCGACGAAGAGCACCTGGCGTGGGAGACCCTGGCCGGCCGGCCCTGCCGCTACGTGCACTCGGGCTCCGACACCCTGCGCTTGTACCGCATCCCGCGCGCCGAGGACATCGCGATCGCGCCGACCCTGGCCCTCACCGTCTACCGCACGCCGCTGGCACCGTACAGCGTCGACGACCTGGCCGAAGTGCCCGAGCTGAAGACGCTCTACCACGACCGTCTGATGCAGTGGATGTACCGCTGCGCCTACCTGAAGAAGGACGCCGAGACCTTCGACCCGAACGCCGCGGCCAAGCATGAGGCCGCTTTCACGGCCAGCTTCGGCCAGCGCCCCGATGCGAACGTGCAGCGCAAGCGCCGCGACAAGCGGCCGCCTGTGGTGCGGATGAGGTTCTGATCATGACCGTTCGGCCCATCAAGATCGGCTCGCTGGCCCCAGGCCTGAACAATCGCCTCGAGGCCACGCAGCTGCAGACGGTCCTGCCGGACCGCAGCCGGGCCACCTTCCTCTACGGTGCCGAGAACGTTGACATCAACGACCGCGGGCGCCTCAAGCGGCGCGCCGGCCAGACATTGGTGGCCGCGGGCAACGCCCATTCGATCTGGGGCGACAAGCTCGGCGCTTATGCCGTGCTCGACGACGACCTGGTGCAGCTCGAGGAGAACGGCACCGGGCTGGCGCGTACGGTCATCCGCGCAGGCATGCCCCGGCTGCCGGTTTCCTATTCGCGCGGTGGCGACGGCGAGGTCTACTGGACCAACGGCTCGGCGCTCCGCCGGATCAGCGCCGGCCAGGACCGGCCCGCGGCGACCGCGCCCCTGTCGGTGACGCCGAGCCTGGCGGTGGGCGCCGGCGGTTTCCCGGCCGGCCGCTACATCGTTGCCTTCACGGTCGTCAGCCAGGACGGCGAGTCGCCCAGCACGCCGCCCGTGCAGATCGAGATCCCGGAGAACGGCGCGCTCGTGATCGGGCCGGCCGAAACCGAAGCCCTGGTCTACGTGTCCGGCCCCAACGGCGAGATCCCGATGCTGCAGGGCGCCGTCTCTGGCGCTGGCCTGACGCTCTATACGCTCAGCGACACCGGCCGGCGCTGCACGACCATGAACACCGTCCTGATGCCTGCCGGCACCATCGTGCGCCACTACAAC